AGCTTGCCAGGGAGGCGGTCCAGCTGAAGCAGACCCTGGAGCTGGGGGAACATGTGCGCCGGGAAATAGAGAAGGAGCAGATGAAGAAGGATACGCCGGAAGGGATGCTGAGCTGATGGAAGGACTGATGCAGTTGTTTGACCGGAAATACCGGGAATACCAGGATTATCTGGATGAAAAGTCCTGGGCGGATGCGGCCCTTGCCCAGTCCTACCTTCTGGGGGTCCTGCATTGCATGTGGGCCTTATGGGACCGGAAGGCGGAGAATGCAAAGCAGTACCATGAGGAGATAGTGCGCCGGAGCCATAGGATAGAATAGTAAAGAGAGGAGAGTGGAGATGAAACGGACAATTAAGTTACACACAGGAGCGACCAAGGTCGTTGAGGATGCCACGCATAAGATAATGACAATCCAGGAATGGAGGGAGGAAGGAAAAAGACGTTTTGGTAAGGACTACATGGATTGGAAGTTTGAGTGCCCTATGTGCGGACATATTGCATCAATCAGGGATTTTAAAGAGGCCGGAGCCAAAGGACCAAACTGTGCCTGCCAGGAGTGCCTTGGAAGATATACGGGAAAGGGGGCCCCGAAGGCGGGAGATGCGTCTGGCTGCAACTGGGCGGCTTATGGACTCTTTGGTATCCCGGATGGGAAGGGGATTATTGTCCTGGATGAAGAAGGAATCGGAACGGAGTGTTTTGCGTTTGCAGGACAGGAGGTGTAGTCATGCCAGGGAAACATACGAAGCTCTTTAAACGCATATTCCATGGTGATTTCCGTCCGGCTGACGGAATGGACTATTCCCGCGCATATAAACGCTGGATGAAGGAGAACTATGAAGCCCACCAGAGATTCCGGAAAACATTAAAAAAAGGCCAGCTGGAGGCGTTTGACGAATTAGAGGAAATGGATATTGAGCTATCAGGAAGGGCCCAGGAAGAGAACTACATAGCCGGGATGAAGGCAGGCATCCAGCTCATGGTGGAAGCGCTCCGGTAGATGAGGCCTGGTTTTGAGGGGAAGGGGGGACCGGTATGGCAGGACGGGCAGCCTATTTCAGGCTGTATGACCATGGCAGGTACATGGGGGAGTATAGAAACTCTGAACTTATGGAACTGCTGGATATCCGTCATCATCAGCTGATTGCCTATTATAGTGATACCGGCAGGGAGTATAAGGCTCGTTATCTGATTGAACGGATAGAGGAACCCATGCGTGGAAGTTGGGCAGCGGAGTGGGACCATGCCAGGCTGAAGGTCCTGTGGGATGGTACCAGGCTGAAGGTCCTGAGGCCGGTACGGAAGAGGAAAGGCCAGGAGCCGGGGTGGTTATGGAGGTGAAATCATGGCAATGTTTGAGTATACGACCAAGGTCGAAACCCTGAAGGTGTTAATTGAAATCCTGAAGGAGTTAAGGGCCATTAGGAAGGCTATGGAAACTGAGAAAAAGTAACATTTCCGGGATACCGGAAGGAAGGAGAAACAGATGGGAACGCTACTGGATGCATTCTCAAAAGAGGACCGGGTGGAGGTCACCTTTTCCGATTTCTACCGGCTCATACGGGAAAGCACATCCGCGGAACTGATGAAAAATGCCGTGGACTGCAACGTGCCGCACCGCTACATAAGGGAGATGGTAACGGGAGTGCCGGAGGAGACCGGCATGGAACCGGATGGTGAAGGGGGGAAGGAACATGTGGATACTGACACAGAATAAGGAGCGGCTGCTGACCACGGAATCCATGGATGAGATACGCATTGTAGCCCCGGGTACCGGCCGGCCGGATTACGTGCTCCTGCTTAACCGGAAGACGGACCGGAAGGAGCATGCCTTAGGGTTTTACCGCCGGAAGGAGCGGGCGAAGGAGGTGCTCCAGGCCATCCTGAAGGAACAGTCAAATTACATCTCCTGCACGGGAGGGACGGACCTGGTTACCGGACGTCATCAGCCGGCCTTTGTGGC